CTATAAAACTCCATTAATTCAGGAGAATCAAGTTCATCAGCGTCAAACCCTGCAGTATAATCATAAATAAGCTGCTCGAATCTTTTATAAACGAAACGATCTACTAAAAAGTAGAAGGGATGCAGTCTCAGTAAGTTGCTATAATTAATTGTAGCTATTCCTACTGGGTCCACGATAATTAGAGGTTCAGAGTATTCAGCTTCAAGTCTTTTTAGTCTTTTAGCTAAATTTCCAACGAACGAACTAGTGCCGCTCTCAAATGCCGAGTGAATGCAGTCTCGAAACGAGGCTTTCGCCAAGTTTGTTTGATTACATGAAAAAGTGGGTAAGTTGAATGTTACCAGAACCGTATTGATTAGTTCTAGATCACCAACGTGACCACTCAATCGATCAAATAAGGCACATGATAACTTTATCTTACTATGCACTGTATTGAGATATGATCTTTTAAATCTCTTTAAGCGCTGTGTTTGATAAAAGTCATGAAGCACTAAATCACAAGGCAATACAGGGACCCATCCCCTATTAAGGTAAGTCTTCGCAAGAACGACAAAGCTATAAAAGCTTTTAGTTTCGCTAGACAAAGCCCTAATTGAAAATGGGGTGACCTCTTTTCCGCAATAATAAAAACGTTTTGCGAATTCCACAAAATAATTTGATTTGTGAGATTTGGGTATAGAAATATCTACACCTAGAACTTTGGTCATTATTTCCAAGTATCGCTCTGCAATATCTTTATTCCATATAACTATGTCATCTCCTAATAACTTATATTCAGCTGTAAACCAAGACTTGTTCAAGGTCTTGCAGCAAACATAAAGTACGAAGTGATGGCAAATGGTGAATGTATTCCAACTCGAGTATAGTCCCATGGGATTACCTACTGCATAAGAAATTCGCAGAGGCTCACCTTTAGGTGTTTTAAACAAGAAGGGGTATCCAACCATAATGTTATACCATAGATCCGCTTTTGACGAACCGTAAAGCAAAGACACGAATTCCTTTTGAATTTTTATTGGAAAACGATCTGTTGCTGAAGATAAGTCATAGCAGAAAAATGTACAATTACTGTCAAAAGGTAAACTACCAAGGCCTTCAGTTTGTGAAAACGTTTGATCTTGATTGATTAAACGGAGTACCCGATTGAACGAATCGTGCACCGGTTTAAGACAAGTTTGTGACCAATAATCACTAATGGCTACAATACGAGTCTTACCTTCAGAGTCTTCTAGCGCTGATAATTTCCGAATAGGCTGATTATCTTCGCAAGACTGGTTAAAGTCCTTTGAAAGACGGTAAATGTTAGAATAAAGAGCATCCATCCTAGACTTAAGAATTGGTCCTCCGAATGAAGAAATTTGTTCGAAGAGGTCTCTCGGTAAACTGTTCAAGTCTGTTAGACAAGAAAGTAAAGCCTGAGTGCCACTAGGGCCCTTCTTAGTACTTATATGATACTCTTTCCAGACTGGAAACTCGAAAATATCGTTCCCTTTACCGTGTTTTCGTTCAGCCAAAACTTTAAGCTGTTCAATAAACCCTGGTAAATAACTGAGAATATCAGTTAAGTCTGATCCTTTGTAAGCATTATTAATGCTGCTTATGTCTGGATCGATTGGAAGAGTAATCCTCCTAGTTGAGTATAACAGTGTGAGTATAAATGAAATATCTCTATCTGTTAAATTTCTCAATAGTAGAGCTCGAAATTTCTTAGGAAGTGCGATCTCTTTTGCTTGCTTTCTAGTCAGCGTTTTGCTTTCTAGTAGTTTCGCGAATTTGATTCTGCATTCTTTATTGACATTAAGAGCCAACTTTAGACCTTTGTGATCGGCAATATGCTTTAAGTAACGCAAATACCTTTCGCCAAAGTCTAATAGTAAAGGATTAATTGAATAATTCTTGACTAGCCATTTTAACATGTGGCGTACATGACTGTTAAACAGTAAGTTCTGCCCTTTGTTCATTCGGTCGGTCCGATCTCTCACTGGAGCTTGTTTCAAGTTATATATTTTCTTTACTTGTTTCATTCTCTGAGATGATTGTTATTCATCATATAAGACAGAGACTCAACTTCACCTAAGAACTTTCGTCACATAACGATTGCAAAAGCGATTGTTAAGTGTAAGAATGAGATTAGAGAGAGGTTAGCATGTCTTCTAGACAGGATGAGTTCCTCAGTTTTCAAAACTGTTGCTAGGCATTTCCTCCCAGCCTGATGCCAGACGAGAAAAGAAAGAAGTCTGACAAGACTCTAAATATGTGGTTCTACATAGAGCCGGATTACACACGGAGACGTG